CGAAGCGAGAACTTAATAGGAACTTCAAAGGAAACACATAAAATAGTTAGTCTCTTGGCACTCTCTTATAGTGTAATTATCTTATGTGTAATTTTTTGGTTGGTTTTGACTTAGATTGAGGGAAGGAAGGAGCCCGATGTTTTGGACTCCAGTAGAGGTGAGTTTACTGATTGACGATGTTGGAGCGGATAGCGTTTGCGATGTCACGGTCGATACCGCAGTTAGTGAGGAGCTCTTCGTTAGCCTTGTGGCGTAGGAGAGCGGACTCTACTCGAGCATCGATGATGGAGTCGGTGCCCATTGATGTGAGATGGAAGACGCCGTCGACTACAACCTTAGTAGTATCGAGGGTACGGTCAACCAGATGGTCTGCTGTTTCTAATGATTTCATGATGATATCTCCTTAAGGAAGAATGATGTGGTAACTAGGAATTTAGATACCCCTTACGCGAAGCGGAAGGGATTTGTGTAAAGATCGTTTTATTTTTTAGGGCGGGGGTGGTATCCCGCCACTTGACTTTAGCTAGTTAGTACTGCACTTACACCTAAAAATAAAAAATTGCTAATGGCGTTATGGCGCTGGACCATCTTCTTAATTAAGCCCCCGTGGGGCTAATTAATATAAATAATATTAATTAATAAGGACGACGGACTGAAGCCCCGAAGGGGCGAGAAGTCCGGCGGACGCTTCTTATTCTTATAGGAGAGTTAGCCCTTTAGATATAGTAAGTTACAAATAGTTTATTCTCATATCTGAGATTAAACAGGGTAGTTAAATCTCTAATGTGAGATTAAACTGAAGTTAAGTGTTGCTATTTGTTGTTTTATGCTATAAAACAATACGGGTGTAAGCGATAAAATAATTGAAGTGCACTCTACTTATACTAAGTGAGTAGCATATTCCAATTAGGCCAGACTCGACTTACGTAAAGCGAGTTGGAAATAACTTCACTCGTCGTTACACCTATAAAGGTAAGTTGTAAATTAAATTACCTAAGGGTAGGAGGTAAATTAACTAATGGAGAAAGTTTGACGTTTTTAAGAGCGAGACAGTAAAACTTACACTCAAGTAGAGCGTACGTTTTCAGCCCGACATATATGAGTGAGTTCGAAATAGGAGCGTGATTAGTTACACTCGTATGTAAGTGAGTTGGAAACTTCCCAATTAAAAGGATACTAATAGGAGAAACGCCCACCCACAGACCAAGTGAATGAGCGTTCCAAGGAGGAGACTAAACATGAAAAGACTACATCAGGAAAAGGAGGGCGTCAATGTTTAATAAATTTCAATTAGGGACCCCGCCAGCTACACTATTAGCAAATAATCAACTATCGAGTGATGCGGCGCTGGTTCTATTAAAAATGATGTATAAGATAAACAGAGTAAACATGGTCGTAGGAACCCCTAAAGCGATATGTGAGAAGTCCGGAATGACCCTTCATGACTTCCATCGTGGGTTGAGGGCCCTGAAGAAGTTTGATTTTATTAGGAAATATACTAAAAAAGAGTATATGCTCAATCCTGATATTATGTTTAATGGAAATGACCGGCAATATTTCATAGTTAAGCATATGTGGGATACGCAGACTAGCCGAGGACTTAGAAGTGAGTAAGTACGTTAATCTAGAAACTGCAGGTGAGTGGTCCTTATCCAGGACGGCCTTTGCTTTACTGTTACCTTTAACGTTGTTATCTAATCAAAACAATGAGATAGACAAGAAGGCGTTTATTAAGCTGGTCAGTTGGATTAAAGATTACAGGACTTGGAACAAATATTGGAAGGAACTGGAGGATAATAGTGTTTTAGTTCAAATAGATAAGAATATATGGATGGTATGCCCACATATGTGCTATACCGACGGTATATCTCATAATTCCTTAATTCACAAATGGAACGAGGTTCGTAATGCAATTAACTAATTTAGCAGATAACGATACTGATTTAGAAACAACAGACTACTTAACTAAAGAAATGCTGACCGGCGCTGTGCCTGACAAGCGATTCCGTAAGCATATAACAGATAAGGTTGTTGATATTATTAATTCCGAAACTGATAGTGAACTAAGAAGAGTGTTTAGAGACAACGCGTTGACATACTCTTCTGTTTTGTCTCAGGGAAAATATTCTCTAGCGGCGTATGTTAATGCTGTGAAGTTTGTTTCTCTCAAATTAATGGGAGATAAAGCGTCTACTGCTTATAGCAAGGTGTTTCCAGATCGATACCAGAATTTATTAGATAAAGGAGCATCAGGATCTTATATAGCTAGCTTTGCTGATAATTATAGCAAGACTGGAATAATTACAAAAATAATGGAACAGACTATGGTGCCTACGCATATCTTGAATGCGGGCGTCTACCAGGAAGCTATTAATACCCAAGCTGAATTAATGCGAACAGCTAAATCAGAACTAGTAAGACAAAAAGCTGCCGAGAGTTTAATGAGTAATTTAACAGCTCCGACTGCTGCTAAAATTGAAATCGATATTGGATACAGTAATGACATAGTAGAGGATTTGAGAAACACTACTAAAGCTTTAGCCCAACAGCAATTAAAAATGATCCTAAATGGCCAATCTAGTGCTAGAGAAATAGCACATAGCGAAATCATTGCAAAACCAGTGGAAACAACTTACGAGGTAATTGAAGATGCTGATTAAGAAAACGGTAGATGATTGGCTTAATGATTGCGAGTATGGCGACGATCCTAGCTATGTGCCTAGTGAATTTGCTTTGGAGTTTATCTCATTCATTAAATTAGTTAATGGAGCGAAAGGAGAAGAAAACAAAACGCCTGTAATTCATTATAAAATGCTAGATAAAATTGCGGGTAAAAACCAGAACACAGCCAACATGTGCGCTCGCGGTCTTGCCAAGACTACTATATTCGCTGAGTATTTGTTTCTGTACCTAGCGATATATGGTGCTATACCTGGGTTTGGGACGGTAGACTATGCTTTGTATCTTTCAGATAGTATTGAAAATGGTGTAAAGAAAATGCGACTTCGTATGGAGCGTCGATGTGAACAAAGCGAGTTTTTAAAATCATTTATTAAAGAATCTAGGTTTACAGATATCAGATGGTATTTTAAAAATATGGAAGATAAAGAATTTGTTGTTACTGGTCATGGTGCAAAAACGGGTGTTCGTGGTACAGTTGAATTGAACACGAGACCACAACTTGCAGTACTTGATGATTTATTAGGAGACGAAGATGCTAGGTCTGCGACTATTATCGAGAATGTGGAAAACACAGTCTATTCGGCTATTGATTATGCGTTACATCCTGCTAAGAGGAAGGTTATTTGGTCTGGGACTCCGTTTAACGCTAAAGATCCTTTATACAAAGCTATCGAATCGGGAGTTTGGCATGTTAATGTCTACCCGGTTTGTGAAACATTCCCCTGTAGTGAAGAAGAATTTAAAGGCGCCTGGGATGATCGGTTTAGTTATGAATATGTTAACAATCAATACCTTAAAGCGAAAGGTGCTGGGAAACTTGATTCATTTAATCAGGAGTTGATGTTAAGAATTACATCAGAAGAAGACAGGTTAATTCAGGATTCAGACCTAATCTGGTATAAAAGGAGTACGTTACTTAAAAACAAAGGAGCCTATAATTTTTATATTACTACTGATTTTGCAACTAGTGATAGAGAACACGCTGATTTTAGTGTAATTAACGTATGGGCACACAATAACAATGGCGACTGGCTTTGGGTAGATGGATTTTGCAAGAGAACCTTGATGAATAATACTATTGATGAGTTGTTTCGTTTAGTTCAAGAATACAGACCACAAGAAGTAGGTATCGAGACTACCGGACAACAAGGAGGATTTATTAGTTGGATTCAAAATGAAATGGGACAACGTAATAATTATTTTACTTTGTCTAAGGGAAAAAATAGTAATACGATAGGGATTAGACCAACTAAAGATAAGATGAGTAGGTTTCAACAAAATGCAATACCCTTATTCAAATCTAAGAAAATTTGGTTTCCAGAAGAATTAAAAGATAGTGAGGAACTTGTAGAGTTGCTTTTTGAGTTATCTTTAGCTACTCTTAAGGGGTTTAAAAGTAAGCATGACGATCACATAGATACAATTACTATGTTGGCAGAATTAAATGCATGGAAGCCAAGTGAAGTAGGACCACAAGACGAAGAGGAAGATGAACTAAAAGATTCACCCATGTGGGGTGACCACCCCCGAAAGGCAGGTGACAGTTCTTATTTTGTTTGACCTCGCTCCAACCTGGTACGGCTACTAGGTTGTGTTGCGCCTCCTGGATGGGCAGGGGCCTCGACTCCCCTGCTCATCTGCCCTAATAGGATTTTAAAATGTTTGGTATATTATATTGGTATTTAAACTGACGGGGACATCATGAAAGTTTCAGAATATATTGATTATCTAGCTACTGGAGAATGCAGTAAACTTGCTATTGCTAGCGTTGGAGACATGTCTTCTAACCCAAGCCCAGCACCTTCCGCAGTACAAGTAATTAACCAAAACAAATTTATTAATTATGTAAATTTAGCTAACTTAGCTTTACATAAAAGATTTCATTTACTGGTGAAAACGTATGAAATGGATAATCCATTAGACGGAGAAGAATTTACTTTACCTTCGGATTTTCTTGTTCCTATTCATGCATATTATGCTTCAGATTTTGTAGAAGTAGCAATTAAAGATGATTCAGTAAAGCTAGTACAAAAAGTAGATCAACATGTGTCTATTCTTATACCTGAACCATTTAAAGCAGTTATTAAAGGCACAGACGCGGAATTACCGAAACGTACTCAAATTCTTTTAAAATATGCAGCAGCCCCAAAAAAAGCTAAAACAACCTACGTAGATTTAAAAATTAATGAAGTGTACACAGAAGCATTGTTAAATTATTCAGCATATAAAGCACACGGTGCTATTAGTGGAGATATGAAAGACGAAAATAATACTTATTATCTTCGTTATGAAACTAGTTGCAAACAATTAATTAATTCTGGCATGTGGGGTAATAACGAAATAGAAGTTAATACTAAATTAGAGGACAATGGATTTGTATAATTAGTTTGACTTATTAAAATATTACCGTATTCTATACCTGCAAACATTGCCAATGCTGAGAACAACCTCCTAAGGAGTTAATAATGGCATACTATGACACGATTAATCTCGTGGCTAATGATACAAAGCCAGAGATCAACTTAACATTAAAAGATAATACTACCGCCGCAACTGGTCTAACTCTAGACCCTGATGACTCAGCTACATGGGCCATCATTGATATTAGTGATCCCACAATTACAGTAAAATTCCGTGCTTTAGGCACTACAACTGTCCTAGATACGATGACTTGCATAAAAGTAGCTCCGTATACAAACGGAGCATGCTATATGCCGTGGGGTGCTACGACTTTGGATGTTTCAGCTGGTACTTATGAAGGTGAAATTTCATTAGCATACACTAGCGGAGGTATTTTAACTCTTTTTGATAGGCTTAAATTTAAAGTAAGGGCTGACTTCTAATGAGTTCTAAAATTTCTGCAGATATTAGTTATATTAGTGCTGATGTAGAGATCGTACTAGATTACGATAGTAAAAATAGAGAATTTTATTTTTCAGTTCCTTTAGCTGATTCACATGAATTTGCAATAGTAAAACCAGCATTAAGTGATGTCTTTGCACTACTGGATGTTGCAGCAGTACATCCATCTAAAGTACCTTCAGATAGCGTCACTGTTTCAGATACAGCCTATAGAGTACTAGCTAAAGCTCTAGCAGATGGTTTCGCTTTAGATGACTCGGCATTAATAGACAAAGATTACGTTGGAACTAAAGGTAATGTCGCTACGATGTCGGATATTCTCGGGCTGTTGTATGGACATCCTGTAGCTGATAGTTATAGTATGAGTGACGCAGTTACCCAAGTTTGGAACTACGCCAGAAACTTTAATGATATTATTGTATTAAAAGATAGTGAATCTAATCCACTGGGTACGTTTGTACTTAATACAAGTCCATTAAATGCGAGCGACTCCCAGTTTGAGTTATTAAAAGGTAATGATCAGGCTGATACTCTTGGACCTGTTTCAGATGCAATAGCATTAACACCAGGTAAAAATTTAACAGATGCCTTTACATTTAGCGATACGTATAATTACAGC